CAGGGTCAATTCATTGGCTTGTGATGCCTGCCGCCGCTCGGTTCCGGTCGGGCCTTCGTAGATGGCCGACAGCGGGATGCGCGTATCCAGATTGACAGCCATGATTAGCCTCCCATGCCGGGAATCTTGCTGAACACCTGCATGATCTTTTCCATGTTGTCATCAACGGAGCGGAACCCCTGCGCCTTCGACCTGCCGCCCGCCACAAAGCTCGATGCCCGCGCATTTGCCGCCTGCCCAAGGTTTTGCCCGTACTGGTTGGAATAGTTGCTGCCAAGGCTGGCCAGTTGCCCACCCGTCACTTGCCCGGTGTTTGCCAGCCCAGACAGCATGTTGTACTGATTCTGGCGCTGCTGCATCCACCGGTTGTAGGCGTTCTGGAATTCGTCGGACGCCATGCCTTGATTGACGCGTGACAGTTCGCGGAGTGCTGTGCCGGAGTTTGTCAGCCCTCGCGCAGCCATCGCCCGGTCAGCGCCTCGCGTAGCCTCGCCGAGCCTGAACTGGTAGCCGGGGTCAGCCTCAAAGTCGGCAGCGCCATAGGTTCGCATCAGTTCGCCGCCGGGCTTGGTCAGGCTGGCCAGTTGCGACAGCGACGCCCTGCCCTGTTCCAGCCACGGCATTTGATCGGCACGAGACTGCTCATACATCTGCCGCTCAAGCTCGTTTGCCTGATTTGCAGCGCCAATTTGCGCTTCAGACGCCCTTTTTGCCGCCTTACGCTCAGCCCGTCCGCCCAGCAAGTCGCCTACAACGCCCATAAATCACCTCAATTCGTAAACTTGCGTCAATCCCTGACAGCCAACCAAACGGAACCCGAAACGCTCAACAAACGCACGACCAGCTACATGATCGACATGCACCTTAGTCTCTAGTCTGCCACATTTCCGCCAATGTTTCAGTACGCGCCGGTACAGCCCCGGAGACGCCCAGCGCTTGAAATATTCTGGCTTGATGCAGACGTGCATCTTATGGTCCTGCACCATTACCGCCCCTGCCAACTCACCACCCACAACGACCGGCCAGAACTCCCAATCTGCCGTTGCTGCCTCGAAATCATCAACCGTGTATCCGTCAGGGAACTGCCAGGATGAGGCAGACCATGCGGCGGCGATGAGGTCGGAGCGGCTAGTCATTTGGCCATGATCTGAAAATCTGCCTGATCTGAGAATTACGGGCGCGATCTTCCGTATTGATTGGCGGAGTCCGCATCCTGTCTTCCCGTCCCATATTCATGCGGGCCTGGACGTTGCGGGCCTCTGTTTCGCCCATGAGCCGCATGTATTTTGAGTGTGCATTTTCGAGAATATCTAAATCATCAATCTGCGCGTCCGGAATAAGCGCCCGCCTTTCGTCAAGCAGGGCCATGTACTCGTCGCCTTTTGCAGACCTCAGCCTGCTGTTAATCTCATTTATCCTCGCCTCGGCAGCTGCTTTTTTCATTAAAAGGTCGTTGGCGTTGACGCCCATAAAGTCGTTTGCGCTCCCGCCACCCTGAAACCCCTCTTTTTCCTGGATAGCATGCTGTATCTCATGCAGCATGACAGACCTTGCGCTATCGCCGCTCAGGTTGTCCGCAATCCTGATTGATCCATCGCCCGGAGAGTAATCGCCGCCCCTGTCTGCGAACCTCGCCGCCGATACGTTGGCCTTTCTCAGTTCAGGATATGCGTCAAACAGGGCTTGATGCTGGAGAACATCCTGCATGTCAACGCCGCTTCCGGCCAAATCACCCATGCTCAAATCAGACCGCACGGGCGCTCCCAAGAATGCCTTCTTGCCGCGCATGTATGACGCAGAATCATCAATCTCGAACCGCCACCGGCCGTCAGCGCCGATTGTCCATCCTGTTTTAGCAAGCACCTCACTCGCCGGAACGCCATCAGTCAGCATCTTCCGGGCGGAATCCAGTTTGTCTAGGTCTGCTGTCTTTGCATTTATTCCCGCAAAAACACCCCTCTGAGGATGCAACACCCTAGGCCGCATCGCGTTATCCATCGCCGCCCGTTGCGCCTGTGCCAGCCTCTGAGACAGCGCATTACCTGTCTGCATAGCCTGCTTGTACCCAGTAAGCGCACCAAGCGCCGCAGGAACGGTTTGCAGCGTAGCGCCAGCCACCGGAGACGCACGGCCAGCGAAGTCCACCCCGCGCTGCCATGTGCGAACAGGGGCGCTATTCATGGCAGATTGCGCCAACTCACCGAGCATCCGCTGCTGTCCTTGACCTTCTGCTGTGCGCGGACTGTACGTGAACGCATCACGCACCGCATCACGAGCACCTGCGGCATTTTCGCCACGAGCGAGCGCCGCCAGTGAGGCAAACCCCGCGACAGGCTCAGCAATACCGCCGGTCAGCATAGACAGCGCATTCTCGCCAAATCCACGGGATTGACGGTATATGTCGGCGAGTTGCTGGCGACTCAGGGTGATTGGCATGGCTTACCTCACGTCACTTCAATGCCCGACATGTGAATCACGACCTTGTTTGTAGTCCCGGCCAGCGCCTGCACAAACGAGCCGGACGGGATTGTTTTGCCGACCAACTCTGGGCAGGTATAGCACTCTCCTGCGCTCAGGGACTTGGCCGAAATGATGGTCTCGTCGCCCGATGCAGTTCCGCCTGATGCGATGATGTACACCGTGACCGTGACAGCGCCAGCGTCGGTGTTGGTCAGTGTGCAATTGTCGATGCGCGCCGTGCAGTTGGTGGCCGTGTAGTAGGTTGCGGCAGATCCGGTCAGGTACTGCGCAGCCGTAAATTGCTTTAGGGTGACTGCCATAAAATAGACTCTTCAATGTGTTTGTTTATCTCGCCAATGCTCGGCACAGGCGCGTGGATGTTGTCCGGGGTGACGGATTGGCGCTGCGCAATCATCAGCGACAGTTGGTCAATTCGCTTTTGCATCTCGCCCACCTGTGCACGCAACTTCATCAATTCGACGCCTTGCACCGACTTTGCCAGTTCAGCGGCGTCCGCGTTGCTGGATGATGTGGCACTGATAACGTCACCGGATAACTCGTAGCTGCTATCCTGTCCATCCAATATGGCATGGACTCTTGACAGCCAGATATACAACTCCCGGTTGTTCAGCTGTGAACGGGGCGGAGGCGGTAGTCTTCCGGCCATCAAATCACCTCAATGGGCCGCTGTTTGGGCGTCGACATACGCGCCTAAAATGACTGTCTTGACCGGATCGGAACCCGATAAACGGAAAACTCTATCCCGACTGCATCCGAGCCGGGTTGCCGCAATCTGGCCAGACCTGACACCCATAGCGCCCATCGACAATTCGCGCTTCATACTCCATGTGTGCCCGCCATCGTCTGACCAATCGAGATACATGACCGGCGCAATACCCTGCCCGGACTCAATGCCTACGCCGCGTTCGATATTGGCCACAAACTGCCGGAACAGGATGCGCTTGCTGTCACTGATTATGCGCTGTCCGGTACGCTCCCAGACAATAGGCTCGCCCAGGTCATCGTACACATCCAAGTCCAGCACAGCTACCTGATTGCCCGCGTTGTCACCAACGAGGTTCAGTCCGAACGCATATGCATGGCAGGATGCCCGGTCGCGCCCTCGGTTGTACGTGCTGCGGACATGCCAAGCGAGGCCTGGATCGGCAATGCTGGCGTCATAGACGAAGGTTTTTTCAGCGAACGACAGGCAGTAGAAAACATGCCCATCCTGCTGATATGCAAACGCCGTAGCTGACGACAGGTCATAACCCGCCATCTCTGACTCGATACCGCGATTACTGATGATTGTCGGCGTGTATTGGTCGGCGCGATAAACTACGCCGCCGCCGTTTCTTGTTCGTCCCAACCATATAATACTGTTGTCGATCTTGACCACGCTCATCGGCGCAATGCATCCAGCCTCAATCATGGCCCCATCACGACGCGCGAATGGGAAATCAGACGCCCCGGAGTTGTACCAGATTTCAGCGCGTGACTGACACAGAAGCCATAACTCTTGGTGATCCGAGATGACGGCCACTATCGGGTCAAAACCGCTCTCGGATTGGGCGAAATCCAGACCATCTATGGCCAGGGAATCAAGCCCGGAGGTGATGAAAAGAGTGCGGGTGTCAGCCTGATGAAACACAAAATACCCATCCTGGTATGTGACGGTGTTTGACCCAAGATAGTCTGCATCGCTGATTGATGAAACCGTAAATCCATCGGTTGACCATGCCGGTCCGTTATCAGCAATAACAATTGCTGATGATCCAGCCGCCATGCTGACCATTTCGCCCGATGATGTGATTGTACCTATTAATGTCGCAGTTCCGCCCGAATCAAGCCGATATACGTCATCATCGGACACCACTATGACTATTTCTCCCCACGCCAACATGCCGCGAATGGGGCCATCCCCGACAGATGCAAACAGGCGCTTGCCCGGAACCATGTACAGCGCTGCGCTCGTGTCCTTCTCAGCGCTGTCAATTTCGAGGTACAGATTAACCGTCTGCTGTGCGGACTGATTGACGCTGCGCCGTTTCGACTGACCGCCGATGAAGGGGATTTTCATACCGTGCCGCCCTTGATGGCGTTGATGTTTGACGCATAACCGCGACGCATCAGCAGCGGATCAAAGACGGCCTGAGGGATTTGCAGGTTGGTGCGGCGGACAGTGGCCAGCGCCGCATCAGCAATGGCGATTATCTCCCGCGATACCGTCACGCCATATTCGGGCGCAATCTCACCGGCCAGATTATAGCGGATTGCGCGCATCCATTCTGGCGGGTAGGGCATTGTGTCGTTGAGCGTGAGATCAGTTGCGGGCGCGATCTTGTCCAGCACCAACGTGCAGCCGGAACCGGGCGCAGGGTACAAATGAATAGTGGCCAGCGGATAACCCGGCCTAATGCAAATGACTTCAGGAATAGCGCCGGTCGTGGCCTTGTCAGCAATGTCTTCATATTCGCCGAGGGTTATCACTTGCAGCGGATAGTCAATGCCGCCCTGTGTGATGTGCGCGGAATAGATGGTTGTCGGACGTGTTGTGTTGATGTCGCCGGATGCGCCGATGGTGTACGTGCCGTCGCCGGAGGTCAGCGCGAAGGACGATTGCGGGACAGATGCGGATGTGTAGCGGGATGCCGCCCACGATGCCAGCATCTGATTCATAGCGGTCAATGCGTCATCGGCTTCTTCTGCTGACGGCTCATCAGCAGACGAAATGACGCCGATTAACCGAAGTGCGCCCTTGACCACATCACGCGCCGTCGTCATTTGCGGACTCTCCGTTTCGGTTTTTCAGGCTCGGGCTGTTCAGGCTCGACAGAGGCAACAGGTTCAGGCTTAACGCACTCAACCCACCCGGCACGCCGAAACATCGGTATATCTGCCGGTTGCACCATTTGCCAGCCGTGTTGCGGGTGCATCATGTGAAGCATGGCTGCATCCTAAATAAGTGCCGTCCGTGGCAGGTGAGTCAGTTGCTGGCAATCATGCCGATGGTTTCGAGACGCGCCTCAACCTGGGCAAGACGCTCTTGCAGGTTCTTGATCACGTACAGCGTTGTGATCAGTTCAGCAGCGTTCTCGAAGCCGTAGGGGCTGGATGCTGTGACAGCCTGAATGGCATAGTCAGGCGTACCAGCGGCGTCGGCGATGCTGATAGTGGTCAGTTGAGTAGTCAAAGCAGCGCCTTGAACGACCGGAGTGACGCCGTAAAACCCAACCTTGTCGGTCGTAGCGATGCCGATATGCATGCCTTCCGGGCCGTTGTGGCCGAGCGACTCGGGAGCTTGTGCAGATTGCAGGGCAGTATTTGCCATGATGTGTATCCTCTCAATTCAGTGCTGAATGGGGCTGTTTACAGCCCCAGCGTCATCAGTTGGTGATGCGGCAAGCCCATTCCGGACGAAGCGCCGCCATGCCGTACAGAATATCGATACGGCAGAGCAGTTCGTCGTTCCGGATGTCACCATCGAACCAGACGCGCAACGACAGGCCATCCTGGACGCGACGCGCACAGTTATGCGAACCGCCCATCAGTGGCAAGTCAGCCGTGATGAACTGGAAGGCTTCCTTGTGGTACATCAGGTTTTGCAGGTAGGTCGTGGACGCGCTGCCGACGAAGGTCACAGCCTTGGCGTTGAAGTCGGTCGTAGCCAGTTGTGCGCTGGCGGACGATGCGACGTTCTGGCGCGGGCCAGTCAGGTAGATAGTTGGGGATACCGTGATGGCAGCACCAGCGGAGGTCGTCACCACAACAAACTGTTGCAGGTGGCTGTACGCTTGCTTGGTTTCAGGATGGCAGGCATACACGCCAGCGACGGTAAACACCGAGCCGACAGCCGGAGAGGCGATCAGGGTGTGCATGTCGATAGTAGCGCCGCCGTCAGTCACGCCAGCAGCGGCGTCGGTATCGCCAGTCACGTCCGAGCTGTTGGTGTGGGCATACATGCGCTCATTTTCATAGAAATCAGCGCCGCCAGTGCGGCCCAACATGCCTTCGCGGTACTGCTCCTTGATCTGCGTGGAGTCCTGGAACAGCCCCTTGAGGCCATTGACCAGCCCGCCAGAGGTCACGGAATCCAGCATCACAAAGCGGTTGCCGTCTTTCGGGGCAAGGTTCTGGTTCAGTTTGGCGCGGGCAGCACCGATAGCGGCGAGGTCAGCCGGAGGAGTGCCTGGAGTGCCGACGCTGTTGAAAATGCGCTTGGTGGCGTAGTTGATGAAGTCTCCTTCGATGCCGGACACCAGCGCAGACATGGCCGGAACGAGATACTTGTCGGAGAAATCACCGATGCTGTCCGGGGTAATCAGGGCCAGTTCTGCGGAGTTGAACCGCATGTCAACGTGATCCTGGGTCGCCACGGTGATAGTTTGGCTCGACTCGGCTTGATCCTGCACATCCATGACGCGGGAGCCACGGGTGCGGGTGTACATGTTCGGGTTGGCAACGCGCAATTGGTCGCCCGGCTTCCAGCCGCCCTTGGACTTGAACGACTCGTCATACTGACGGTCAACGGTGCCGATGAAGACGGACTTTTCATGTGCAACCTTGAGAGCCTCGCGGGCCAGCAGGTCGGGAATATTGAAGGCGTTAGCCATGATGTCACCTCGTTAAATTATCGACGTTTTCGCTGTGCGTCCTGGCGCTTGCGGAAATCCGCGTACTCTTTGTCAGTCATGTCAGACACGGACTTTGAGGCGCTGCCGGTCGCTTTTACAGCCGGGGCAGGGGGTGGCGCTTGCGTCACCTTCCGATCCGGAACCTTTGCGCTTAAACGGGCAGATATACGGCCCAGTTCCAGCACTTGTTGACGCTCACTCATTGCGTTGAGGCGGTACAGTTCGGTCGGATTCTTGGCCAGATGGTACGCCACAGCGGGGCCGTCATCGGATTCCAGAATCGTTTCCATCACGGCATTGCTGACATTCACGGCGGCAGATTGCAGGGCCGCATCATAATCAGGATTTGCTTGACGGATGGCGGCTGCCCGTTCGTTGAAATTGGCGAAACGCTCAGCATTTTTTTGCTGAATGGTGCGCTGTTGCTCAATCTCGCGGATTTTCTTGCCTGCCTCGAACTCTACTTTCGCATCCAGATACTGCTCCCATGTGTCGAACTGCGACGGGTCGGGGTCTGGTTGCGATGCCTGCGCTTTGCGCTCATTTTCGGAAATCTGCGCTTCCAATTCGCGGATGCGGGCTTCCCGTTCATAGCGTTGCTGCGTCAGTTTGTCGATGCGTTTCTGAACGCCTTTCGGCAGTTTGGCGGGGTCGGGTTCGTGGTCGTCATCAGCCGCATCATCTGCGGTTGGTTCTGTGCCAGTATCCGGCGCGGCGTCTGTCGTGGTGGGTTCGTCGGCTGCATCAGCCTGCGGGGTTGCAGTGGTCTCGGCTGCGGTAGGTTCGACCGATGGCGCGTTGTCGATAACGCTGGGTGAATCACTCATCAAAAAGGACTCCGGCGACACGGCGGCGGCGGAGTGACCGCTGCCGTGTGTGTAGGGATGGTGCGATGTCATCGCGACATTGCATCAGCAGGATAGCGCCTGCTGGCGTGACTACATCATATTCGGTTGTTCGCCGCCGTTCAATAGCCCGTCAAGGTCTGTTTGCTGCATTTCGCCGCCTTCCGGCATCATTTGCCCCGCTTCTTCTTCCCGCATTCCATCATCCACCTCGTTAGGTTCGCCAAAGTTAATGCCGGGTTGTTCCGGCTCCTGCTCGTCTTCCTCGGTTACGTCTGGCGCGGATGCAGCCTGCCCCATGATGTTTTGCGCCAGGATCTGAGCAACCTGCATCGACAGAGCATCAAGGTCAGGGGTTGATGCCGTCAGCTTTGCGGTTTCGAGCATGGCGCGCACGTCGATTTCGTACTGCTTCAGTCGGCGATCCTCGTCCTTGTCCTCGTTTTCCTCCTTCAGCTCCTTGTTTTCCTGTTGCAGTTGAGCGATGAGCTGCTTTCCCTGTTCTATCATCTGTGTGACCTCGGAAGGAAGTTCCTTGTTTTCCTGTCCTTCCTCATCGCCGATGATGTTCGCCGGGACCGTCCGCTTGAGTCGCTCGGCAATGGCATCCGCGCCATCCCAATCCATTGATTTCACAATGAGGTCGCCAGCAATTTGCATGATTGCCGGGTTCATCTTGGCAATTTCGACCATCATGTTGAGCGCCTCGATGCGCTTTGTCGTGTAGCTCGGGCCGACGTCAACAACCAGGTCATAGCGGCCTGTTGTCAGGTCGTTTATCGGCTCGACAACGCCATCATCGTTGATGCGGGCGCTGTTGATTCTCTCCAGGGTTTTCTGGCCATCGATGCCCATGATCTCAATAACGCGCTCAGTGTCGTAGATTTTCGGGATAAGGTCGAT